TTCAATGCGTCCATTGGCGTCTTACCGTAGATGATCTTCCCGCGCTCGGTAATGCTGGTCGTGATACCGTCGCCCCAAACCTCATATGCGTTGTTCATGGTTGGATCCTTTCTAAAAAATCGGCTATGCGGAAAGCTCGAAAGAATGCGCGGCGGCTTTTATCTCCTCGATAACCTTTGCCGGGAGATGATCGTTAACGTGGTCGCGCGATAGGTAAATATCTGGGGATCCTATGGAGCTAACAGACGCGACGGAGATTGAACCGCGTTCATCCAGCAGGGCGAAAAAAGAACGGCGGGCGGCGGCGTCCCAGAACCCCGTGACGGCTGTTCCCGCGTGCGTGCGGTAGACGTTCAATATCATGGCTACTCCTCGCTTTCTTCGTCTTCGATGATCTCAGTAAGGCGCTCATATACGGCGCGTTCATACATTGCGGCCGGTGAATCATCGAAACATGAGCATTCGCCGTTAACAACCTCGGACGTGCACCCGGACCACGCGATAATCGCCAATGCGTTGTAAAGGTATGCAGGGGTATCTTCGGCGGCTTTTGCGGCGTAGTAATACGCTTGGTCGTTGTCCTTGCCGTGTTCTAGATAAAGATCGTATGCCGTTTGTGCATCAGCTTCTATCCACTTGTCAACGTCTTCGGTGTGGATCTCTTCAATGAACATAGCTACCCCCTAAAAATCGCGGTTCAAGATCTCATGAATCGTTTCTGCTACGGTGCAATTCGGGAAACTGAAAGAATCGCCCGGCGTGTCGCCGCTGTATTCAAGCCCCGAAAGCTCGCTATAGAAGATCGTCCCGCTGGTCGCCCACCCGTCCGGCGAAATAAAATATATTTCCGCTATTGGGTAGTGCATCTTCGTACCGTCCCACGGCGGGAGAAGAACAAGCATCGAGTCGCCGTGCATATCTGAAAAAACAGCTACGTTGTAAAAGCGGACTACATCGTCGTAGATGCACGTAAGATTCGGCAGACTTTCCTCGCATTGCTCCAAAAAGCTATCGAGCGCCGCGCGGCGTGTTTCGTGGTCGGATCCGCGCAGGTAGCACAAAGAAGCATTTTCAAACATGGTTGACCCCCTATCGTTTAATTAGTTAAACGGGTTTTCGACGGCGCGGATAATCTCGCGTGCTTTCTTGCTATTGGTTTTGAGCATGGTATCCCCCTTATGCGTAGTACCAGCAGATAAAACCATTCCAATGTTTCCCCGTGCCGTAGTTGTCGCGGATCTCATACGGGGCATAATGGGCGGGCTTGTTCTTTCTGATATAGCGCGTTGCGCTCAAGTTCTCACGGCGGCAAAACGCTTTTGCGGCGGTCTCGCTACCCTCGATCAACTCGAAACGCAGTTGGTAACGTTTCATTTCCCCACCTACCAATAAAGTTTGTCGGCGTTGAAACCTAGCGGGTATGTGACTTTATAACGCGGCGTAAAGGGCAAATAGGGGTATGAGGATCGATATACGGGTAGATCCAACCACGACTGTTTATCGAAACCGCGCACAGTGTCCGAATACGTAAGTAGAAAATCATGAACGTGATTCGATGTTGTGGCGCTCCATTCGTTCCATGTGCGTTTGAAGTTGCCGTCTTTGTCGATCTCGCAAACAGCGGTCGAATATGAATAAAGAACCGTTGTACCGTCCGGGTAGAAAGCAACGTTAGCCTTATGCCCGTAGCTAACTCGATTCTTTGCCACGGGTACCAGCTCAACAACCTTGCAATTCGCCATTTCAAAACCCCTTTTCTGTAGCAGCCTAAAACCTATTTCCCGCGCCCTCACAGTCACGGGCGGCGGCGTGTCGCGCGTCGCCCGTTCGTTTATCGGGCGTTCACGGGCTAGCAAATACCTGCATAAAGACAATCACGGGGAATGATGTAAACAGTTCTGTAACCGTTGCCATGATCGACGGTTATCCGCTGTTCCCCTGCCGGATCGTACTTGCGCGCGATTGATCGAATTGACGCGCTTTTGAGGATCTTCTTGCTAATGAGATCGTCTGCAAGGTGGGCGTACACTGTAGCGGGATCCGTCGCGCGGAACGTTTCCACCCACTCGCGCCCGGCGCGCTTCTCGATGATCCTCGAAACCTCGAAACCCATTTGAACCCCCTTAGATCGAAACCAACCCTTACTAATAGACTACCCTAGTTAGATACATATATAACCGAGGTTGTGTAGTTCATACAATCTGCATAATTAGTTAAACGTCAATAAAGGAATGCGGCGGCGTGAGGCTCGCTGGAATACGGTGCAACGTCCGTAGACCATAGGTCGATATACCGCGCTTTATCCGGGTATTTGGCACGGGCGGCGCGTATCATAGGCTTGACAAGCGCGGCGGGGATCGTTTCGGCATGATCCCACGGGGTAGCTATTGCAAGGCTGCAATAACCGCATTCGCGTTTGATCCTTTTGAACGATTCGCGTTCGCGTGCTATGCGTGCAATGTAGGCGTCTCGATCCCCACGGGTTTTGAACCCGTAGATGATATGTTGTGCTGGTAAACCGCATGAGGCGTCTTTAGTATGCAGGGCGTAATATAGTTTCTGTGCCATTGTGAACCCCCTAAAACCTTTTAGACACGATTGAATAGACAAGCGGGAAGAACAACCACAGCCCCCATGATGTAAGCGCGTAAAGCATTTGAACCCCCTTACATGCAGGTATAGACTAGGATCCCAAACGCCTTTTGCGCGTCTTCATAGTCAAGCCCGAGACGTTTCGCGGCTTCATAAAAGCGGGGGAAGTTCGTATACATGATCTTTTTGACGTTAAATCGCGGCTTATCGTATGCAAGCACGATTGAATCAATGCAACGGTCAACGGCATACATGCACGCCTTATCGGCCTTAATCTGTTTGAGGTCGATACCGTCAATTGAGATAACGTTCATTGCTAAAACCCCCTAATGATCGAGATAACGGCAATAGGTACAAATGCAAGCGCATAGATCGAGAACGTGAGCAGATACAGCATTGCAACCCCCTATGTTGAATTTGTTAAACGGTTTCGGTCATGCCGTAGGCGTCTGGATCGAATGCGCGCCCGTCCACGGTGTAGACGCTTTCGCGTGCATACGCGTCTTCAAACAGTTCGATAACCTGCGCGGGATCGTAGTAATAATCATTCAACGATTCGATTGTTTCGTTGTATGCTTTTGCGACTCGCTCCAATGCTTTGTTTGTCGCGTCTTCAAGCGCGGTTGACAATTCGTCTTGAACGTGCGACAAAACCTCATACGCGCCGTTATCGCCGGACACGTTGCCGAAATAGTCTGTGACATCCTGCAACGCATCCGCTATCTGCTTTAGGTCGCTTGCGTCTTCGTTCCATGCCCTCGCTAGATCGTATCCGTAGCAGTCGCCCGTTTCTAGATATTCGGGAACAACGTCGATATTCCGGGCAACGTCGAAAGCGTCAACAGGTGCAAAATATATGCTGCTGTAATGGTCTCGCGGTTCTGCAAACGGCATGCATTTGCAGAACGATCCGAGCGCGCGCCCGGCTTCTTGGTATTCGTATTCGAGAACGTAGTCGCGGTCATTGTTGCACCAACGCTCGAAAGCGTTTTTCTTCGCCGTGTCGGTCAATTCGTCGTACTGATAAAGCTTGATCTGGTAATTCGTGGCCATTTTGATCCCCCTTACGGTAGCGCCTTTACTTACTATATATATTACCCTAGTTAGATATATGTATAAGCGTGGTTAGTTGGTTCACATAATGCACACAATCGCGGTTAGATATTCTGATACGCTATCCCCAAACAGATCGAGCATAGGGGGATACAATGACATTTGAAAACGCTGTAAAGGAAATGCTGTATCAATCGCATCTTTCCATGCGCGCCGCATCGTTGAATATGAACAGATCCCCGTCGTTCCTTTTTACTACGCTTGATAAGGGATCTACCCCGCAACTAGACACGCTGCAAGCTTTGGCCCGTGTATGCGGTTATAAGGTCGCGTTAGTACCCGATACGGTAGAATTGCCCGAGGGATCTATAACGCTATCTTAAAACGCCTTACAATCGCTTGTCGCCGCGCTTGACCTTGCATCGCCGCGTTTAATGTGTTATACAGTACCCGTATAGATATGTAGCAGCGCCACGGTTTACCCCGTGGCGTTTTCTTTTAGGCGGGATCCATGCCGAAGCAATGGCGCGATAACCCACGTTTGACCAACCGTAAAGCGTATGAGGAACAAAGGCGTTATTGCCGGCGTTTGGTCGAGCAGGGCGCGCCATGCGCCATTTGCGGGCGTCCGATAGATCTTGAAGCCCCCGAATGGATCCTAAAGGACGGGCGGCGCGTTAGAAGCCCTTGGAGCTTAGAAGCGGATCATATTACGCCTATAGCGCGCGGCGGCGCCGTTGTCGGCACCGTGGGCGTTGTCCAGCCCGTTCATAGGGCGTGCAACGAGAGAAAAGGCGCGCTGGATCCTATCGCGGCGGCACATGCCACGGTAGCGGCGCGCGGCGCGGTTTCGCGGCGCTGGTAGCCGGGGGAGTAGCCCCGCCCCACAGGGTGGTTTGCACACAGGGCGGACAGTCGGATTTACACACAAGGGATTTCCACATGGCTTTGCTAACCGACCTCGTAGGCGGAAACGACCGTCTTGAGCAGCTCAAACAGCTCTCAAAGATACTCGCCGAGAACATCGATATGTGCGATTCCATGCGCGACCTCGCCTCTCTGGCGAGGCAGTACCGAGAAACCCTGCGGGAAATCGACGCGCTTGAGAACGGAGAGGACTCGGATGACGAGATCGCTGCCCTCATCCTACGCCACAGGGAACCAGCGCCCAACGAATGAGATCCGCGTTCCCTGCGACGGGAACGATTGCTTAGACGCTATAGACCTGCTCTCGGAAGCAGGGTACGAGCTGATGGATTGGCAGAAGTACCTGCTTGAGATGTGGATGGGATACAACAGGGACGGCAGATGGTCTGCCAAATCCTGCGCGAACTCCACCCCGAGGCAGAACGGGAAGACGCTCGTCATCTGCGCGAGGGCGCTGGCCGAGATGCTCTTCTACGGCGGCACCGTTCTGTACACGTCGCAGTTGCAGAAAACGTCCACCGAGACGTTCAACGAGATGCGCGACCTCATAACCAAGACGAAGCTGAAGAAGTACCTAGCCCCCAACGGCATCAAGACCGCGTTGGGGCGCGAGGAGATCGTCTTGAAGTCGGGCGCTCGCATGAAGTTCCTCGCAAGGACGAGGAACGGCGGCGACGGACAGCACGGCTCCCTGCTCATCTTCGACGAGGCGCAGGCTCTTGACCCGCAGAGCCAAGAGTCGTTCAAGTACGCCATCTCGGCGTGCCGCACGAAACGCAGGGGACAGACCATCTACAACGGCACCCCGCCCAAGGATTCGGACTACGGCCTCCTCTTCGAGGGCATCCGCAACAGGGCGATAGACGGCATCTCCAAGATAACCGCCTACACCGAATGGTCGGCAGGCTACGGCGGCAGATGCCCCGATGTCCGCGACAGGAACCTCTGGAAGCGCACCAACCCGTCTTGGGAGATCCTCATCACCGAGGAGGCAACCGAGTCGGAGCTTGAGGATACCGACGATTACGAGAAGTTCGCCCACCAGCGTCTCGGTTGGTGGACGGGGCAGAGGGCGGCTCAGACGCTCATCGGCGAGGAAGAGTGGAACAGCCTCCAAGCCGAAGCCCCCGACGAATGGGACAGGCTCGCATACGGCGTGAAGATCTCCTCGGACGGCGTTGTGGCCGCGCTGTCGGTCGCAACCGTCACGGGAGAGAAGGGACACGTCGAGTTCATCCGCCAAGAGCCTTTGGTGAACGGCATGGGATGGCTCGTCGATTGGATCATGGATCCGCAGCGCCAAGAGCAGGTCGCCGTGGTCGCAATCGACGGTAAATCGGGCGCGGATGACCTAGCGAGGCGGCTGATTGCGAACGGCATGAGCCGAAACGCCGTTGTCGTTGCGTCCGCAGAGTTCGCCGTGAACTCCGCAGCGATGATGGTGAACTCGGTCGCAGACGGGCTTGTGACCCACTATCAAGACGAATACTTGGACGCTTCGGCAACGAAGTCCGTCCGAAGGAAGATTGGAACCTCCGGCGCTTTCGGATTCGGCGGCGAGCACCCCGAGGTCATCGAGAGCGCATCGCTGGCGCTTTACGCCGCTAAGACCACCAAGAGAGATCCGAAGAGAAGGGCGGTGTTCCTCTAGTGACCCCAGCAACCTACCCGACAGGCGAGTTCCCGAAGAAGGTGAACGACCTCCCGCAGCCCGACACATGGCACACCATCGAAAGGTTCAACGCCTTCAACGACGGATGGCTCCGAGAGAAGCTCATCCACCCGAGGGTCGTGCGCTCGTTCCCCATCGAGTACCTCGATATGCTCTACGAGCTGCTTGAGACGTGGTACAGGAAGCTGTACCGCAACAAGCTGCGGCAGCAGTACTACGAGGGTAAGAACAAGCTGAAAGACTTCGGCATCTCCACCCCTCCCGAGCTGCTCTCGGTCGAGACGGTGGTCGGATGGCCGCAGAAAGCCGTGGACGCCCTCGCCGTCCGCTCTAGGTTCGACGGATTCACAGCCGAGGATGACGATGTGCAAGTCCTGCTCGACAAGGTTTCGGACAGGTCGAGGATCGGCGTCAAGTACCGCCAAGCCGTGACCTCTGAGCTTATCCACTCATGCTGCTTCGCAACCGTGAGCGTCGATGAAAAGGGGCTGTCGCACATCGACTTCTACTCCGCAGAGGACGCATCTGCGGTGTGGGACGAGGCCAAGGGGCACATCGGGTACGGATTTGTCATCAACGACAGGGATAACTGGGGCATCCCGACCGAGATGACGATGTACCTCGATGACAAGGCCATCTCCCTGTGGCGCGAGGCGGGCGAAATCTGGCACTTCGAGGAGCACCCGTACAAGATGGGTCGCCCCTGCATGGAGCTTTTCGCCTACCGACCCACCTACAGGAAGCCGTTCGGCCAGTCCCGCATCTCTAGGGCGGTCATGTCCATCACGGATTCGGCTGTACGAGGCGCTCTGGGCGGCGACATCTCGTTCCAGTTCGCCGTAGCGCCGCAGAAATGGCTCATGGGTGCCGACAAGGACATCTTCTCGACTAAGACGAGATGGGAATCCTACATCGGCAACATCATGGCTGTCGGATACAACAACCCCGATGGCGTCATGCCGCAGTTCGGCCAGCTCCCGCAGGCTTCGATGCAGCAGTACATCGACTTCATGCGCGCGCAGGCCGCTAGGTTCGCGGGAGAGACGAACGTCCCCCTGCATATGCTCGGCATCGTCACCGACAACCCAAGCTCGGCGGAGGCAATCTACGCCGCATCCGAGCCGCTCATCATCGAATGCCAAGACCTCAACGACGGGTCGAGGGATTCCTTGAAGACGCTCGCCCTCATGTGCATCGCAGCGGAGAGGGACAAGGCGCTGGGCGAACTCACGGACGAGGAGGTTGACATCACCGCCAACTTCGCCAACCCCGCGATGCCGTCCATCGTGTCCCAAGCCGATGCCATGGTCAAGATCGCGTCCGTGGTTCCCGAGTTCGCAGGAACCGACACGTTCTTCGAGCAGATCGGCATGTCCGAGGACATCCGCAAGAAGGCTCTGTCCGAGATGCGTCGCAAGAAGGCCGCTATGGAGCTTGCGGAGGCCATGGAGAAGGAGAACGAGGATCCGATGGTCGCGCTCAGCGCGAACGCGCTCCGAGGCCAGCAGATGCAGGCCATCGTCACGCTTCTCGGCCAGTATTCGAGCGGCAAGATCACCAAGGAGCAGGCTGTCAACACCCTCGCCGCAATCGGAGGCATCACCAAGGGGCAGGCCGAGGAGATCGTAGTCGGCGAGACGAGCGCCGCGCAGGTCATCGCCGAGACGAACGAGGAAGTCGTAGACGATTTGGTTGAGAAGAAGGGTTAACGATGGCCCTTGCATATCGTGACATCATCGATTACTCGGGCAAAGTCAAATCGCTTACCGAGCAGGCCGTTGACGAGCTGACCCGCAGAGTGTCGAACATCGGGGCAACAGAACCCGAAAGACGCGCAAGGTTCATACAGATGCACGTAAGGGCAGTTGCCGAGGAATACGGCATGCAGGCGCAGGAATTAGGCGCTCAGTGGTACGAGTATTGCGCTAAAGCCGCTGGGGTCGATGTCGATAACGCGCTCGTCGGCGAGTTGGACTACGAGAGCCTTGACGCGCATTTCAACGCGGTCTTGGAAGACTACGAGAACGGCGATGACACGTGGGAGCAGGCGGAGAGCAAGGTCGTTTCCGCGTTCGAGGACGAGATGCGATGGTTCACGAGGAAACCAATCATCGAGAACCTCGACAGAGACGAGAGGAACTACCGCAGAAGATACCGGCAGACAAACCGTGCAGCCGCTAGAGCAGGCTACGCGCGCGTCCCCGTAGGCGAAACCTGCGCTTGGTGCTACATGCTCGCGTCGCTGGGGTATTACTACCGCTCCGAGCAGACCGCTCTGGGCGTAGATCCAGACCACTACCACGCCCATTGCGACTGCATCGCCGTCCCCTACCATGGCCCAGAAGCCATCGATGGCTACGGCGATGACTACGAGATGTACTTCGACATGTATGCCACGGCTAGGGACGCGTACAGGAGCGGAGAATACTCGGATGATATGGCGAGGCGAATCGAATCCGCCCGCATTCAGCACGAGAACGCCTATTCACGTGGCGAAGTGTCCCAAAAATGGACAGATTACAACGCGATCTTGATGATAATGCGCGAGCAGCAGGGGTTGAAGCATTGATGCGCCCCAAGATAATCGCCGTGGACTACGACGGAACCCTAGAGGTCGGCGGGAAGATGAACCAGCAGCTCATCTCGCGGCTCAAAGCCGAGCAGATGGGCGGTTCGGTTGTCATCCTGTGGACTTGCAGGAGCGGGAAGAGGCTGCAAGATGCCGTTTCCAAGCTCCTCGGCGCTGGGTTCAAGCCGAATCTGGTAAACGCCAACCACCCAGCGGGCGTAAGGCTCATGGGCCACGACTCCCGCAAGGTGTACGCAGACGTGTACATAGACGATCACAACATGCTCCTCAGATAGACGGAGCACACCCTATGGAAACGACCGCCCGCATGGGCGGTTTTTTCATAACCAGCCTCCGCACGGAGGGAACCGAAGCCCGCACGGGCAGAACGGAGCAGCACATGGACGAGCAGCAGGAAGTACAGGCCGAGGAAACCACCGCAGAGCAGCCGCAGGGCAGCGAGACGGATTGGAAGGCCGAGGCGCGCAAGTGGGAGAAGCGAGCAAAGGAGCATGCGGCGGCTGAGAAGGAGCTTGAAGCCCTCCGAGCCGAGCGCATGACCGAGAGCGAGCGCCTACAGGCACGCGCCGAGAAGGCCGAGGCCGAGCTTTCGAGACTCAACGCAGAGCGCGAGGTCGCAGACGCGGCAACCGAGGTTTCCAAGAAGACCGAGGTTCCCCGCGAACTCCTCCTCTTCTGCAAAGACCGCGAGGCCATGGAGGCTTTCGCGGAAGCCTACGCGGCGCAGCAGGGAACCGTCCATGCCGCCCCGCCCTCACGTAAATCGCGCATCGTGCGCGAGAACGAGACGCCCATGACGAACCGCGATGTGTTCGCGGAGCTGGCGTCGAACCTCCTCTAACGAAAGGAACCCATCATGGCACTTGCCACCGATCCGCAGGACATCAACCGCAACACCACTGGCCTCATCCTCACCCCCGAGATGAGCAACGAGATTTTCGCCAAGGCCATCGAGCAGAGCGCCGTCATGCAGCTCGCCGAGCGCGTGTCGCTCCCCGGCAGCGGCCTCTCCATCCCCGTCATCACGGGCGAGCCTACCGCCGACTTCGTTGCCGAGACCGCTGAGAAGCCCGTCTCGTACTCCACTTTCAGCTCCAAGACGATGACCCCCTACAAGATCGCCGTCATCGAGCCGTTCTCCATGGAGTTCCGCCGCGACTTCCGCCGCCTCTACGACGAGCTGGTTCGCCGACTCCCCGCCGCCCTGTCCAATAAGTTCGATAACACCGTCTTCTTCGGCACAGCCCCCGGCACGGGCTTCGACGTTCTCTCCTCCGCCACCGCGCAGGACATCCAGACCAAGCCCTACGAGGGACTCGTGGCGGCTTACGGCAAGATCGCCGACGCCGGTTACGCCCCGACCGCCCATGCCCTCTCCCCCGCTGGCGAGGTCATCCTGTTCGGCGCTCTCGACGGCAACCAGCGCCCGCTGTTCCTCCCGTCCGTCGCGGACAACTCCGTTGGCTCCATCCTCGGTGCCAAGGTCGTTCGCAACTCCAACGTCTACAACGGCACGTCCAACCCCAAGGTTGTCGGCTTCATGGGCGATTGGACGCAGGCCAAGTACGGCATCGTGGACGGCATCAACGTCTCCATCTCCGATCAGGCAACCATCAACACGGGAACCGAGCTGCTCAACCTGTGGCAGCGCAACATGTTCGCCGTCCGCGCCGAGTTCGAGGTCGGCTTCATCGTGTCCGACCAGAACGCCTTCGTGAAGCTCACGGGCGCGCAGGGCGCTTAGCAAACCTCTAGGAGCCGCCCTTCGGGGCGGCTCGACCCTTGAAAGGGGTGGATATGGCCTTTGCGACGCATGAAGACCTCGAAGCTCGCTGGCGCACGCTGAGCGAGGCCGAGCAGGCGAGGGCCGACGTGCTCCTCGATGATGCTGCGGTCTACCTCTCGCAATTCGTCACGGTCATCGAGGGCGACGAGCAGCAGGCCGCAGCCTTGAAGATGGTGAGCTGCTCGATGGTGCAGAGGGCGATGCTCGTATCCGAGAACGACGCGTTCGGGGTTTCCGAGCAATCCATCTCGGCGGACATCTACTCGCAGACCATGAGGTACGCGAACCCGAGCGGCGACCTGTACCTCACGGCTGGCGAGAAGCGGCTCCTCGGCATCACAAGCTCGTATCTGACGAGCCTGCGACCCGTCATCTGCCCAGTGGAGGTACCACATGCCTATACATGGTGAGACGGTTCTCGTATCGCTCAGAACCTTCTCGGGGCAGGACGAGTACGGCAACGACATAGAGGAGTACGGCGAGCCGTTCGAGGTCGAGAACGTCCTCGTAGGCAAGGCCGAGACGCGCGACGAGATCGATGACTCGCGCCCCTATGCCATCAAGGCCGATAGGCGCTTCTGCTTCCCAAGAGGGTTCGAGCACGATATGAGGGGCGCGAAGATAACGCGCAACGGCGTCACGTACAAAGCCGTGGGCGAGCCGTTCGACGTGACCGAGGCCAACCTCCCGAGCCTCATACCTTGGAACCTTCGGGTCGAGGCGGTGAGGTTCGATGGCTAGCGTCAACGGGGTCACCATCAAGTTCGGCCAACTTCACGGATTCAAGCGCAAGAAAGAGGGAATGCGCCAGATCAGAAGCTCTGAGGAGATGCAGGCGCATCTCCTCGGGGTCGCCGATGGGATGGCCGCTTCGCTCAACAGCATGTACATGGGCAGGTTCGGAGTAGGCCCCGACTACTTCGGCACTGGCATGGTCGAACCAGTCACAAGCACACGCCATGGCTCGCCAGAGGGCGCGCATGCGTTCGTCAGAACGGAAGACGCGCTGGCCTTGGAGGAGCAGGACAAGAGCGGCGCTCTGTACTCGATTCTGTGAGGTTCCAATGGACATTATCAAAGATGTGGTCGCGCATCTATCTGCCGACCTCGGCGTTAGGGTCGCATCCCAGCGCCCCGCCAACCCCGGCAAGCGCATGGTAACCGTGCGGAGGGTCGGAGGCGGCGGGAGCGTGTTCAGAGATAACCCGCTGGTCGAGGTCACGGCATGGGAGGAATCCGACGTGGCCGCATACAAGCTTGCGGAACTCGCAGCAGATTCGATGTTCACGCTCCCCGCATTCTCGGCGAACGTCGCCGAGGTCACGCGGAACAGCTTCCGCTCCGACACATTCATGGACGGGACGCCCCGATGGACGGGCGTCTACGTGATCGTCTGCAACAGATAGGAGATGCCTCATGGCAGATACCAACAACACCGCTAACGTTTCCGTGGGCAAGGGCGTTGTCGGCGGCTACCTCTACGCAGCCCCCGATGGAACCGCCCTCCCCACCGACTACAGCACCGCACTCGCGGCGGATTACATCAACCTCGGCTACGTGACCGATGACGGCGCTACGTTCTCCACCGACGCCGACTCCGACACGTTCAAGGATCTCAACGGCACCGACATCGCCACGTCCAACGGCGGTCGCACCCGCACGCTCAACGTGCAGCTCGCCGAGGTCAAAGCCGACACGCTCAAGGAGGTCTTCGGTCAGAACGCCGTGGCCGTCGATCAGAGCGGCGACATCACCATCACCCACAACAACGACGATATGCCCCACCGCGTGCTCGTCATGGAGCTTGTTCTCCGCAACGGTCGTAAGTGGCGTCGCGTCATCAAGGACGCGCAGGTTACCGAGTGGGGCGACCTCACGGTGCTCTACAGCGACCTCGTTTCCTTCGACATCACGTTCACGCTCAACGGCTCGAACCCGATCGTCGATTACATCCAAGCATCCGCTTAGAGGGGGTGTATGGGGTGAAATCCACGGTACTCAAGGCGTTCTACGACATGCATGACCCAGCGCAGACCATCTACCAAGTCGGCTCGACCTTCGAGGGCAGCGCGGAACGCGTGGCCGACCTAGAGGAGCGCGGCTTCGTCGAGGCGGAGAAGCCCGCCGAGAATCCCGCGCCGAAGAAGCGCACGACGAGGAAGAAGGCCGCAGATGCTTAAGAAGATCGAGTTCGAGGGCCATGAGTTCGAGTACGACCCGAAGCAGGCCATCTCCTACAGGAACGCCAAGCGCATCGCTAGGGCGACGAGCGACATCGAGGGGCTTTTCGCAGCATTCGAGTCGGTCTTCGCGGGCAAGGATGAGGAATACGCCGAGCTTCTCGGGGATGACTTCGAGAAGATGGGCCAGCTCATCACCGAGGCGATGAACGCCGAGAGCGGCGCGGCAAAAAACTGATCGCGCTTGCGACCGTCGAGGACAAGTACCCCGACGAGTTGCGAGCCGATTTCCAACAGTACTACGGGCTAGACATGAGCGGCATGGGCGAGGTTTTCACCTACGCCCATGCCGCTTCCCTTATGAAGATGCTGCCTGCTTCATCGCGGGTGGCAAAGGCGCTCAATCCCGAGAACGAATGGGATGACGCCACATACCTTCTGAGCGCCATCGAGTACGACTTGAGGGTTCTCATCTGGCAGAACACCAAGGACGGCCAGAAGGGCAAGAACAAGCCGAAGCCGAACACGACGCCGCATGACCTCGCCGAGAAGCGCAGGCGGGCTGAGGGCTTCGACAAGGAATTTATCGACAAGATACTGGGGAAGGAGGCTGACTAGTGGCCGCAGAAGTAGGCTCTGCCTACGTATCCATCTACCCAGATACCTCGCACTTCGAGGACGAGCTGAACATGAACTTGTCCTCGATGAACCTGTCCAACGCTGGAAAGAGCGCAGGCGCTTCGTTCCAGTCTGGTTTCTCCCCCGTCACCGTTGCGCTCGGCAACTTGCTTTCGTCTGCGGTGCAGGGGGTCGCAAACGTGTTCGGGCAGAACTTGGAGAGGGGCATAGCCCGACTCGACACGATCCAGAACTTCCCCCGACTCATGCAGACGTTCGGCTATTCGGCTGACGATGCAGCCGCATCCGTCGAGGCCATCCAGAGCCACTTGGACGGCCTGCCCGGAGCGACCGACGAGGTTCTGAGGCTCACGCAGGCCATCTCGGACTCCACGGGGAGCCTTGAGCTTGCCACATCTACGGGCATCGCCTTCAACGACATGCTCACCGCTTCTGGCGCTGACGCCTACACGGCTATGTACGCCCAGAGGATGTTCGATCAGATGATGGGCGGCGCTGCGTTCTCCGCCCAGCGTTGGCAGGGCATCGTCTCGAAGATGCCGTTGCAGATGTCCATGGTCGCCGAGCACATGCTCGGTGTCGGGGCAACATCGTCTCAGCTCGGCGATGCGCTCAAGGACGGCACCATAACCATGCAGGAACTCGCGCAGGCCATGACAGACCTCGGCCCGCAGTTCGAGATCCAAGCGAGGGCGATGTCCTACGGCATCGGAACCGCCATGAGGAACGTCCAGAACCGAGCTGGCATGGGCGTCGCGGCTATCCTCGATGCTGTCGGTCAGAGGCGCATCGCAACCATCATCAACGACTTCTCATACGGCATGAGGGATGCCATGTACGCCATCGCCGATGGCGTCGAATGGCTCCGCAGGAAGATCCTCACATCTGGAATCGGCGTGCTGCTCGGCAAGATCGCCGAGAACGTGAAGACGGCGATCTCCAACATCGACTGGCAACCAGTCAAGGATTTCATCTCGGCGCTCATCGTGGGCATCCACGATGCGCTGCAATGGATCTTGGACAACGGCAGCACCGTCGCGTTCATCCTCGGCTCGGTAGCTGGCGCGATCGCCGTGATAATCGGCTATGACATCGGCATGAAGCTGAGCGCGCTCGTAACAGCCGTTTCCGGCTTCTTCACGCTGCTCATGGCGAACCCGCTCATGCTGTTGGTCGGCGCTATCGCCACGGTCGCCGCAGGACTCGCCGCGTGGTTCACAACCACCGAGGAGGGGCGCGAGGAATGGCGCAAGCTCACCGAGGCTGTCGGCTCGTTCGTCGAGTACGCCAAAAGCAGCTTCGCCGCGTTGTTCGAGCGCGTCCAGACCATATTCGGCAACATCAAAACGTTCCTCTCCGATGTATGGAACGGGATCAAGACCACCGTTACGACGGTTACCACGGCTGTGCATGATGCCGTGGTGACGGCATGGGAGAACATAAGAACGACAACCGAGACGGTCTTCAACGCCGTTAGGTCTGTTGTCGAGCCTATCTGGAACGCGATAACCGATTTCATCACGGGCGTGGTCAACCTCATCGTCGGACTCGTCACGGGCGATTTCGGCGCTATGCAGGCATCCGTATCGGAGATATTCGATGCCATGCTGTCGATCTCCGATGCCATCTGGAATGGCATCAAGAGCGTCATCAGCGGCGTTGTCGAGGGAATCAAGACGGTCGCTGGCAACGCTTGGTCGGCCATGAAATCGACCGCTTCGAGCGTTTGGAACGGGATCAAAACGACCATCGGCACCATCGCCGATGGCATCGCAAATTCCGTTAAAAGCGTGTGGAGCAAGATGAAGTCCACCGCGAAGAGCCTGTGGGACGGCATCAAGAACACCGCCAAGAGCGTCTGGGAAGGCATCAAGAGCGCGATCACCAAGCCCATGGAGTCCGCAAAGCAGATGGTTGGCAACATCATCGGCGGCATCCAAGGCATCATCAACTCGCTCACGGGCAAGACAGTAGATGTCGGCGTGAACGACAGCCGCTCGCACGTCAGCAGCATCATCTCCGACATCCAAAGCCGCATCAACGGCCTCAAGGGGAAGACGGTCAACATCAACCTCCATGCGTACCAGTCTGGAATCCGCTCACTCGACGTGCAGACATCCGTCCACTCCGGCAACGTCACAAGAACGTCCCTCGTCCCCACCTACGCTGCGGCAGGCGGCATCGCCACAAAGGCGATGTTCGGTGTCTGGGGCGAGTCGGGCGACGAGGCTCTGATCCCGCTCTCCAACAGGAACAGGGTTCGCCCGTTCGCTAGGGCGGTCGCAGCCGAGATGGGCGAAACGAAGTCCGGCACCGTGAACAACTACTACATCGACGGCAACCTCGTCAACGCGGACGCACGGCTCGCAGCGGCGCTCGACGTGGTTGCCCAGCGCGTCGGAGGGCGCCGCAGGATGGGGGCGGTCTAATTGGCAGGCAACTACGAGGCCAAAGGCGGCTACGTATACCAAGACGATTGGCGGGCGGAGGTCTACGTCACCGTCACCGACCTCAACGCCACGACGTGCAGGGTCACCGTCCGAGGCGAATGGGACTCCATCTACGGCAACTCGTCCTACTGCACGGGCACCATCACCAAGAACGGCTCGGGCGGCACCGACTCTGGCATCGGCCTCACCATCACCACG